GCGCAACAAGCTAAACGGCGGGGCTTCGGCCCCTCCTACGAGGTTTACGATGGCAACATATTCGGCTGGTGAGCAGATCAACCGCGCCCTGCGACTGTTGGGTGTCCTAGCAGAAGGTGAAACAACCTCGGCCTCGGTAATGCAAGATTCATTGACTGCAATGAATCAGATGATTGACAGTTGGAACACCGAGCGGCTATCGGTGTACAACACGCAAGACCAGACATATCTTTGGACGCCCGGTCTGATTACACAAACGCTCGGACCGTCTGGCGACTTTGTGGGCAATCGCCCAGTCCTGCTAGACGATGCAACGTACTTCCGCGACCCGTCAACAAACGTGTCGTATGGCATCAAGTTTATCAACCAGCAGCAGTACGACGGCATCGCGGTCAAGACCGTGACATCCACGTATCCACAGGTGATGTGGATCAACATGGAATACCCCAACATTACGATGACGATCTACCCCAAACCCACGCGGGTTCTGGAGTGGCACTTCATTAGTGTTGAAGAGCTTTCCTCGCCAGCTACGCTGGCAACAATTATGGCTTTCCCGCCGGGTTACCTGCGGGCGTTTACCTACAACTTGGCGATGGAGATCGCGCCTGAGTTTGGCGTGGAGCCATCAGAGCAGGTCAAGCGAATCGCCATGACCAGCAAACGCAACCTCAAGCGCATCAACAACCCTGACGATGTAATGGCAATGCCGTACTCGCTAGTTGCGACGCGCCAGCGGTTCAACGTCTACGCTGGTAATTACTGATGAAAACGCCGATTCTGGGATCGGCGTATGTTGCTCGGAGCATCAACGCCGCTGACAATCGCATGGTCAATCTCTTTCCTGAGATTGTCCCCGAAGGCGGTAAAGAAGCCGCATTCCTAAACCGCGCTCCTGGCCTGACTTTACTTGCCACCGTTGGAACCGGCCCAATTCGTGGATTGTGGACGTTTAACGGCGTTGGCTATGTTGTTAGCGGGTTAAGTCTTTACAGCATAAATAGCAGCTATACCGCCACGTTTTTGGGTACTGTGTCTGGCACAGGGCCTGTCAGCATGGCTGATAACGGTACTCAACTGTTTATCGCGTGTAACGGCCCAAGCTACATCTACAACTCGCTGACCAACGTATTTGTACAGATTACGGACCCAGACTTCCCAGGCGCGTTGACCGTTGGCTATTTAGACGGTTACTTTGTTTTTATCCAGCCTAACACTCAAAAGCTTTGGGTAACCGCGCTGTTAGAAGGTACGTCGGTTGATCCGTTGGATTTTGCCAGCGCAGAAGGTTCGCCAGACAATCTGGTTAGCATGATCGTTGACCACCGCGAAGTGTGGTTGTATGGCACTAATTCAGTTGAAGTTTGGTACGACGCTGGCAACGCAGACTTTCCGTTGCAACGCATCCAAGGCGCGTATAACGAAATTGGTTGTGCTGCGACATTCTCGGTTGCCAAACTAGACAATGGTTTGTTTTGGTTGGGCGCGGACGCTCGCGGGCAAGGTATCGTTTATCGCGCCAACGGCTACACCGGCCAGCGGATTAGCACCCACGCGATTGAATACGCGATTGCACAGTACCCAATTATCAGCGATGCAGTTGCCTACACCTATCAACAAGAAGGCCACGCTTTCTACGTCCTGACATTCCCGTCAGCCAACGCAACGTGGGTCTACGATGTATCTACACAAGCATGGCATGAACGGGCAGCGTTCTCTAACGGTCTGTTTTTGCGGCATCGCAGCAACTGTCAGATGGCGTTTAATAGCGAGATTGTTGTTGGCGACTTTGCTAATGGCAATCTATACGCTTTTGATCTAGACGTTTACGCTGACAACGGTAGTCCTCAAAAGTGGCTGCGCTCCTGGCGGGCGCTGCCAACTGGGCAGAATAACCTAACTCGTACAGCGCACCATAGCCTACAACTAGATTGCGAGTCTGGCGTTGGTATTAACAACAGCGCCGGTACAGACCCAACGTATCTACTTACCGAGTCTGGTTTATTTATTACGACCGAGAGCGGTGACTATCTAGTCAGCGTTGCCGAAGGTGCGCCTACGGTTGGCTCGGACCCGCAGGTGATGCTGCGCTGGTCAGACGATGGCGGTCATACTTGGTCTAACGAGCATTGGGCGGTTCTTGGCAAGATCGGCGTCTATCAGCAGCGCGTGTTCTGGCGTCGCCTTGGTATGACGCTCAAACTGCGTGATCGAGTGTACGAGTTGTCTGGCACAGATCCGGTCAAGATTGCGATCATGGGGGCTGAACTGCACTTGAGCGGGACGACCGCCTAATGCCAGTCATCAATAACATCACGCAGATCCCCGCGCCTCGGGTCGACTTCATTGATCAGCGCACCGGGCTAATGTCGCGTGAATGGTATCGGTTCTTTCTAAACCTGTTTACGTTGACCGGATCTGGCGCAAACGCGACCGCGATTGAAGATTTCAATTACGATCCTATTGGCTCGCAGGTTAGCGAACTTTACAGCATGGTCAACACGCTGGAACTCGGCCCCGTAGGTCAGCCAGCGTTTGATAGCGGAGTCACCCAAGTTAACACCGGCACGGGTCTGACCGGCGGTCCTATTGTTTCAACTGGCACGATTGCAATTGACAACACAGTTGTCACGCTTACGGGTACGCAAACGCTGACCAACAAGACCATCAGCGGTCTGGCGAGCGGGTCAACGGTCAAAGACAGCGCCGGTAACTTGTACGGGTTTGGCTTTCGGACCATGCCCCAATCAAGCAACACCAGCGGCACGCTGGTCTTGTCTGATAGCGCCAAGCATCTCTACCTGACCGGCAACGTCACCGTCCCGCCGTACAGCAGCGTAGCTTTTGAGACAGGCACGGTTATTAGCGTTATCAGCAACGCTACGGCACTAGTCATTCAAGCCGGAACGGGCGTCACGCTCAAGCTCGCCAACTCAACATCTACCGGCAATCGATCAGTTGCGTCTAATGGCGTAGCTACCATGATCAAAGTCGCCACCGACACTTGGTACGTTTTTGGCCTGGGTGTGACATGAGTGGCTTTCTGGGGATGTTCACCTATGGCGGTGTAGCCCCAATTACGCCTTCGGAATATGTTGCTTACACCGGAGTTTCTTTAGCGTCGCAACAAACCGGCGTCTACCCTTGGAGTTCGACTTCTGGGTACGGGACGATATACAGTACGCCAGCGGCGCTACAAAACAGTTTAATCCAACAAATTTCGTTTGTAAGAGACAATTCTTTAGTCTCTACAACTCTTAGCACAAGCCCCTATCTCTACGCCTATCCTTGGTCAGCGTCTGGATTTGGAACAAGGTATTCCAACCCATCTAGCGCATTAAGCCCAACAGGTACGCCCGCCGGGTTTACTTGGACGAACGCTGTAGACGCGGTGATTACCGCCAACCAACCGTCTGTGTCATACCCGCAAGCGTGGGCTTGGAGTTCTGGGTTCGGAACCAAGTATTCCAACGGCAGCGCCATAAATGCAAGCGGTTCTGCCTACGGTGTTTCGCTCAACAGCGACAACACGTTGGTGGCGTTTAACTTCAATACCTCGCCCTACGTTGCGCTATACCCGTGGTCATCGGCATCTGGGTTTGGTACGCGGTACTCTAATCCGGCAACGGCGTATACCGGAGCAGCGATACGGCAGACCATTTCATTTAACCCAAGCACCAACGATCTGGCGCTTGGATCGGCTACAAACCCTTACGTTTCTGCTTACGCGGTAAGCAGTTCTGGGTTTGGGTCTAAGTACGCCAACCCTCCGGCAGATGGGTTTATCAAGAATTCTTTGCGGTTCAGCCCGGACGGGGCGTATTTGGCAACGGCGACAACCGCCGGAACGGCTCTTTTTGTTTACTCTTGGAGTTCTGGGTTTGGTTCTGTAACGTATAGCCCCACTACGTCTAGCGCAGTAACGGTAGACTGGTCAAGCACCGGAACAGAAATTGCCAAAAATGGAAACCCTATAACCGCTTGGCCTTGGAACGCTGGCTTTGGTACTCAATACACCAACTCAGCACCTATACTTAGCGCGGCAGGATGTGTGTCCTTTTCTAACCAATCAAGATGATTACTGACAACGAAAAACTAGCTTCCGCAGTTATGAACGCCTACTACCGCGAGATGGAAATCCACGCGTATCAGGTGAACATTGATAACTATTCTGCTATGCTATTGGCACTTCCGTCAGGCGACTGGCCGCAGGATTGGGTAGCGTTCAAGGGCGTGAAAATTGAGGATTTGCCGCATTCGTTGCCGGACGACGATGCCCAGGCAATCAGCGATTATCAGTACCGTGACCGTCTACGCTCGTTGGTGAGGACCGAAAAAGCAGAGCAGAACAAGTCTTCTAGGATTAGGGATGTTCTTAAGGCTCAGATCGGTGATGACTACGACGCGCTAGTTTTGGCATACAAGGCGACGCAACCATGACTGTAACCGTAAAAGTCTTGATCCCCGCGAAGCTGGCTGAGAATAGCCAGACAACCCAGTACACCGCTAACGGTGTGACGGCGCTTGTGGACAAGTTTACCGCGACTAATTTCAGCGCGGCTGCGGCAACAATTAGCGTCAACTTGGTTACGGCGGCAGACTCGGCGGGCAATCAAAACTTAATCGTCAAGACCAAAACGCTACAACCGTCAGAGACGTATACCTTTCCTGAGATTACAGGCGCTGCGCTCGGCCCTAGCGGGTTCATTAGCACCATCGCAGGGACGGCATCAGCGATTAACATTCGGGCTAACGGACGGGAGATCACTTGAGTTACGCAGAAATTATGCGCCAGCGCGAAGGTATTTTTGAGGCTGACCCTTGCGTTGAGCACTATTTTAGCGATGGTTTGTACGCCAAACGTATGGTTATCCCCAAAGGTTTTGAGGCTGGTCAACACGCGCACAACTACAGTCACTTGAGCATTTTGGCTAAAGGTAAAGTTGTTGTTTTGACCGATAATGACCAAACCGAATACGAAGCGCCAGCGTGTATAGAAATCAAGGTTGGCGTTAATCATGTGATTCACGCGCTTGAAGATAGTGAATGGTTCTGTGTTCACGCCACAGAAGAGACTGACACAAACAAAGTTGATCAAGTTTTGATCAAAAGGAACTGATATGCCTTTAGCTTGGATGGCCGCCGCCACTATCGGCGCAGGATTACTAGGCGCAAGCTCTGCGAGAAGCGCAGCTAATACTCAAGCTGAAGCTACTCAGGCCGCGCAAGATGCTCAAGAACGGATGTTCAACAAGCAAGTTGAACTTCAAGAACCGTTTCGTCAAGCAGGTATTGGGGCGCTCAACAAGCTGATTCCGCTAACTGACTATACCAAGTTTGGTATGGATCAATTTACGCAAGACCCCGGTTACGCGTTTCGGTTGTCCGAAGGTATGAAAGCACTTGACCGTACTGCCGCTGCTCGCGGCGGTTTGTTGTCTGGCGCTACGCTCAAAGGGGCGCAACGCTACGGTCAAGATCTTGCGTCGCAAGAGTACACAAACGCTTTCAACCGTTATCAGATTGAACGTAACGCGCAACTTAACCCGCTTCAGTCATTGGCTGGTGTTGGGCAGACTGCAACTGGAGCGTTGACTAACGCGGCGCAACAATTTGGCGCGCAAACTGGTCAAAATCTGCAAGATATTGGTACTGCGCGGGCATCTGGTTATCTTGGTGGGACTAACGCATTATCTAGCGCAATTGGGCAAGCTGGACAACTATATCAGTATGGTCAGCGGACAAATGCGTTGTCTGGAATGTATGGAAATACATATCCAAATCAGTATTCTTTACCATAATAAAGGTCAATTATGGCACTCAGACCTCTTGACCCAACGATTGTAAACGCTTACCAAGCGCCTAAGTTCAATATGCCAGATCCTTTGCAGGATGTGGCTTCGATTGAGCAGATCAAGTCTGGGCGTGTTGCTCGACAAATTCATGAGCAGCAACTAGCGCAGCTTCAGCAGGATCGCCTTGCATTAGACGAAATGCAAAAAAAGATTACTGAAGCGGGCGGGCCGTCTAATCTAAAGATGGCGTTTACTGAGATGATCAACTCCAAACTGCCTAAATACGCAGAAATTGGATACGCTGGTCTTCAGAAAATCAAAGAACAGGAAGATTTTCAATCTTTAATTAGCCCCAAAGCACCTCCACCAACGGCAGAACCAACGGTTGCAACCGCTCCGGTCCAACGGCCATCTTTGCAAGTGATGCCGGTCAATGCTCCGTACAACGCATTAGCTACCCCGCAAACAGATAGGGCCAACGAGTTGGCCGCGATGGCTGCGCCACAAGCGCAACCAAGTTTGCCAACCAATATGCTTGCCGCCGATCTTGATCAATTGGATCGTCAGATTCAAGGTGCTTACGCTTTAGGTACGCCTCGGGCGCTTGCTTACGCAAAAGCGTTGGAATCGCGTAGGGACGAAATTAACAAAAATATTGTTGTTTCTCCTGGAGCAACTGTATTCCAAGGTGGCAAACCTGTTTATACCGCGCCAGAAAAAGCGCAAGGTCAACCCTCATTGGTGCAAGAATACAATTTTGCCAAAACCCCAGATGGCGGCGGGTTCAAGGGTTCGTATCAAGATTTTGTTGTCGCTAGGTCTGCGGCTATGCGTCCACCAGCGCAGCCTTTGGCTCCCATGCCTACCCTTGACAAAACAACTGGTCAAGTGGTTTACGCAACTAGAGAACAAATTTTACAAAACCCTGGAAGATTTGTTCCAACTAGTGAAAGACAAGAACCAAGGTTTGATGCTTCCGCTGGCGGTTTTGTTTACCCACCAAGCAGAGAAAACCCACAAGGCAAGTTTGTTGCGGTTACGGGCGTGGAAGGCAAGCCTCTTAATGAAGCTCAAGGAAGTTCTGTTGCCTATGGCATACGAATGAAGGAAGCAAATTCCGTTCTTGAGGATCTTGCAAAATCAGGCACAAACAAATCCGCTATGGGCGCTGGCGTTCCAATTCTTGGAGAGGCGGTCAACGTCTTAACTGCAAGCCCAGAACAACAACAAGTTCAACAAGCAAAACTTAACTTTATTACCGCAGTTCTGCGAAAAGAATCCGGCGCGGCAATTGGTTCTGATGAGTTTGACAAAGAAGATAAAAAATATTTTCCACAACGCGGCGATAGCGATGCTGTCTTAGCTCAAAAAAGGCAAGCTAGACAAACTGCTATTAGAACAATGGAAATTCAAGCTGGCCCAGGCGCTAAAGAAATTAAAAACTTTGAGCCTCGGGGGCAGTCAACAACAAAATCCAATCCCGCTGTAGACGAACTTGTTAAAAAATACGGTGGATAATGGCTACCATTGAACAACTTGGTAAGGCGTTAGTAAACGCTGATGCTGCGGGGGACGTTGAAGCGGCAAAAATGTTGGCCGCTGAAATCAAACGGATGCGCGTACCTAGTGCCGCCGACATCCCCGGAGCAGTACCGCAGCCAAAATACCAAGAGCCATCTATGGCTGATAGATTGCTTGGCATTCCGGAAGCCGCGTTGTCTACCATAACAGGTGCTGTTGCAATGCCTGTTGGGGCAATTGCTGGCATCTTGGGCGGCAGGTTAGGTCAAGGCCCAAACGTCAAGGCAATGGAAAGCGTGATGGAAGCGGGGACATATGTGCCACGCACCGAAAGCGGTCAGGAATATCTTCGTTCTTTGGGCCAACTAACTTCTGGCATTCCTGCGTTTATACCCGCCGTTGGTCAAGCAGGACAAATTGCACAAGGCGTTAATGCGCTTGCCGCTCGATCTGCACCAGCAGCACAACGTGTAGCCCAAACTGTACAAAACGCTTTGGTACGGACGCCAGAACCCCAGATGGCCGGTGGTGGCGCAGCATTGACGCAAGAAGCGTTGCTACGGGCTGAACGCGCTCAACGTCAGGGAATCCCCCTGACCAAAGGCGAACAAACCCAAAGTCTGGCGCAACAGCAACTTGAACAAGATTTGCTCAAGTCCAACAAGCCTCAGTTGGTAGCCCCGCTGACCAATCTAAAGCAACAGCAACAAGAAGCAATCGGTCGCCAGTTCCAAAGACTGACCGAAGCCACCGGCTCAACCGTA